CAAAGTCCCTTAGGACAAGGAGTTAGTAGTTGGACGGTATCTTAATCCTCTTTGGTGTCAAGAAAGAGACTGCTCTTTATGCATTCTCAGTCGCCACCTCGTTCCGCTTACCACTTTGTGGTCTCTCCGGAGCTGCAAGGGCACGCAGACGACTCCAGTGTTTGAAGACTGAAGTCACTCGTACCGCGAAAGGGTCCAGCTCAGGGCGTACAGTTGCTCTCGTAGAGGGCAACGGGACCAGTCCCGCATTATCCACAGACCTCCATATCTGTGATATAATAGCTGAGACTTGTACCAAGTTCATCTTGATATTGAGTCCCTGGAGGTGACGAAGAGATTTCGAATGCAGGTCTAGCGAATTAGCAACCTTGGCCACGGCCTTAGCGGTAGCAGCATCTGTGATACCCGTTACTGGATCCTCAAGTTTCTCAGAGAAGAATAAATCTTCCTGGTACTTCTCGAGGGTTTCCAATGCGGGGTCAACCAGAGTGCTTTGCACAGCCGTGCAAAATGGAGTCAGACCCGTAAGTAAATCCGGGTCTAACGGCCGACTTGTGTCAGCCGACTTACTCCATAACCATTCAGGCCAGGTCTTGAATGCTAATCTAGCGCCCATGACCGGATTCGTCAGAGATACGCACAGACTGCGCGCCCGTGGAGACAATTTGTCCCAACGTGCAGACGCAGCTGCTGAGGCGACTCTGAACCCTCCGCCCAGAGCCCGGACAAAGTTCGCTAGGCTTCCAGATGGATACCAGGCCGCTAGAGCACATGCTACGCCGGATTGGGACTGCGCTGCAGCCCAAAACTTCGTTGGCATGCCACTCAGGTCAGATCCTTCAAAGAAGAATCTTTTCGCGAACTCAAGGGTTTTCCCTGAGCTCACTAGACTTTTCGCAAGCCCGATCTCGACACCTAGTAGCCTACACAATGCCCGGTACTTCCGAGCGACGCGATCGTCGGCGATGACTATGTCGTCACCTAAGACCGCGTATAGGGTAAACCAACCCTTAATGCCCGCTCGTTGTGCGGAAAATTGTACCATAGCATGATGGGTTAGAGCAAGCATAGCCCATGAGGAATATGCACCCATTGGTTGTCCGACCGCATAACGAAGGAACTGAGTTCCCACGTTTTGCTCTCGTGCCACCCTTTTCGGGATGACATAGGGCCGGTCAACCAATAAGGCTGCCCACCGTTCTGAGAACGGTTCTCCAAATATACATGCCAATAGCGCTGTTTGAATCACAATGGGTATACGATCCGTCGCGGACGAAAGATCGTAAGAGTAGATGATCTGACGGGGATCTACTTTCTTCATAAGACGTTCGATCGGCCGAAGCTGATCGAAAGTCCCATCTTCAGGAATCTCTTTGAGAATCCCAAAGATCCACTTGTGAAGTGGATGAAGAGCCCACTGCGTCCAGCAGTCGACTAAGGCTACCACCCGGACCTTACCAGCTGCTTCCGGAAGGAGGGCAAGACGTCCGCAGACATTCTTACCGTGTCCGTGCGCGTTTAGGACTTTCGTCCGATCCGTCGCACGGGCCTGCGAGTAAAACGTCGCAGTGTCTTCCAGCATGGTCCAAAGGGATTTCGTCGAACCTGCACCTCCTGGAATTACTTCTAGGAAGTCGTATAGCAGATTCGACCCTAAGGACCCAAAACCTTCTCGCGATGGCGTTTTAAGCCAAAGATACGCCGAAGAGATTCGGTGTGCGA